CATGTTCAAGTGCTACATGATAGTGAGAGGTCCCAGCGATGTTACGAGTCCCACCCGAACCTGCTCCGGTTTGATCAAGAGCGGTATGCATGGCATCAATAACAACTTTGTTCTGTCCCATTCCAAGATAATCATTTGAACACCAGTTAACAATATTTTTAATAGCATACTTCCCATACCAAATGGCATTAGGAAATTCACCACGCTCACGCAGTATGTCGTTAAACACTCTATACTTGCCTGAGGCTTCAAGATCGTTAATCAGTTTTTTAAATGGTTCGAGGTCTATCATGTGCAGTATTTATGTGCGTAGATAATGGCTACGCAGTAATAAGGTTTGCGTTGAGCATTATCCTATGTCTATTTTGGATAGGATAACTTCCTGCGTGATAGTAGTTGCCATCGAATAGCAAGGCTCTGCCTTTCTTAGGTGCTACTCTTTGTTTAAGATCGAACTGACCAGGATTGGGATCCATAGGATCAAACTTACGATCGAATATAAAAGTGTCGCCGTCAGTATCATTAACATAATAGATGAGTACCATATGATCACTGGGCATATCAGTATGAGGTTCTTGGCACTGTCCATCTTGCCAACCAGGTATTTGTACATTTAAGTTTGCTTTCAGTCTGTGGTAGCCGTTGTTATCAAAGCCATGCTTCTCAGCAAAGTATCTTAGTGTACTGACTGTAGAATAAAATGTGCTTGTTGGTCCTTCTTCGTCATTGAAAAAGTTGTGTACAAATCCATGTGCGTATTTAAAACGTTCATCATGTATCTTAGGCTTACCGTTGTTGATGCTCGGTCTATAGTGCCACGGAAAGTTTACAGCACTCAACACTTCTTCAATGTTATCTTGATAGTGTTGTGGAATAAAATTATCTATTACTTCTATCATATGATCATTCCTGCATTTAGAATTATGCGTGATTGATTTTCTATAGGATTGTTACTTCCATGATAGCGTAATCCATCAAACACAACCGCAGTGCCTTTCTTAGGAGCAACACGTTTGTAAACTGTAAACTCATCTGGCTCTGCTTTCTCGTCAAATGTTTGGTCAAAGAAGAATGTATCTCCATCACTGTCGTTTACATAATACAAGCATACCAAGTGTGGTATGGGCATATCAATATGCGGTTCTTGTACAGTATCCTTTGTCCAACCATTAACAGGAACTGTTAGGTTTGCTTTGAGTCTATAGTAACCTTGTGTGTCATAGTTTACATTTACAAACTGTATAAAGTTCTGCACCATACCAAAGTAATTGCTTTGTGGTCCATACTCCTGATGATAGAACTGATGAGTAAACCCATGACTGTATTGGAAACGTTCGTCCTGAATCTTAGGTTTACCTGTTGTGATATTTGGTTGATAGAACCAAGGGAAATCGTTGCGTAACATAACTGCTTCAATCTCGTCTTGATACTTCTGTGGTAGAAAATTATCTATAACTTCGAACATGCATATACTTATGGCCAATAAAAAAGCCTTACACTGTTTATGGCAATGTAAGGCTTTTAATGTTATTTGTATGGACTATGTCCTGTTTTGCATATCGTTTTGTATCATTATTTACTTTGTGTTATTAATGAAGGCATAAAATTTATCAGCCGCCTCCAGGACTTCTTTGGTGCCAGGCACGTCTGGCAATGTTACTTTCGTAACAACTTCATCACCTTCTCTTGTGATTGAAGTACTGTATTGATCCCACTTTGCGTAATAGTCTTTCCAGACTGATACACTTGCGAGTTTCAAAACTTCTGTGCGAATCTCGTAACCGTTTTTATTTGTGTTGACTTTTGGCATTGCTTGTTTGAACATGTCAGCAATCTCTTGCGTCTGTTTCAAAATCGTTTCGCCGTATTTGGTTTCTACTGTACTCATAATTGATTATTCTCCTGTGTGTTTGTGTGTATAGTATTTATTGTACGTTATATAAAATTGTAATAATCTGGCTTTTATGTAACAAGTTAACTAAAAAAGTTAATTAAGAATCGTTAATTACGGATCATATCGCAATTAAGAGTGTTTTTCTTTTGTTTGTACGACTCTAAATAAATTGCTGACCGACAAACGTGATTGGTTAGTTTAACTGAAAAGGAGATCCAAAATGGAAATCTTAAATAAAGTAAAGGCTTGGGCCGGAGCATTAACAGAAGCAGGAATAAGTTTGCTTTCGTTAGGCATCGTGTTAGAAGTCTTGTTCAACGGACAGAACATTCCGTTCTGGCCAAACATCAACATAATCAGCAATATCCAAAACATTGTTGCAGGCTTTTCTGCACAAGGATTAGTTGGTTTAGTTGCGGTGTGGGTTTTATATTCAATTTACAATAGAAAGTAATATAAAGAATACTCAACAATGAGAAGTTGTAGAGGAGTCGTCTTGGTAGGTGTCTCCTCTACGTTTTTAAATTATCTTCCTGATACCCAGTCTTGTTCGTCTTCGGTGTAAGGCCACATTATATCATTCCTCCCCAGAACGCCGCTACTATTGCGAAGTACCCTACAAGTACTCCGAATATAACTGTTAAAGGTACTGCTACTTCAACAAAGTTTTTAAGCATGTGCCTTGCCCTTCCAAGTCGCTACAGTCTTACCACGCATGTAATGATCGCCTGGCTCGTAGTTTGACATACGTTTTTTCTTTTGCTCAAGTCTTTTAATTGCTTCAAGTCTGTGAGCAGATAGTTTTGATCTTTCAATCATCAGTGTCTTTGCTGAATCATGATAACCTTGTCTTGACAGTTCAGCCGCCGCTCTGGCTAAGCCTGCCTGTGCAAACAAGTTCTTTGTTCTTTCCCATAATAACATTTTATATTCTCCTTAGTGTGTATGTGTTAGTATCAGTTATAATATTTGCGAACAGGTCCAAATGGTCCGACCTGGACCTCGCCCCTATCCAATTGCCTGATCCTGCGTTCCAAGTCAGCGTGATCAGTAGACTTACCGAGATAATCTTCTTGCCAATCTCGTTTATTCCAAAATAATTTTTTAAGTGATTTAAGTATCGATGATAGCATTTAAGCCACCTCCTTTGAACCTGAGAAACGTATTCTTGGTCCGTGGAGTTGTGCGTGGGTTGGTGCTTGTCCTTCGTTCTTCAGCATAAATTGGTAAGCATATTCCCAATCGTTGCCGTATTCTGTTTTGGCCCAAGTCAAAAGTTGATTGCGGTGACTATCTGTCATACCGCGTTTCATCCAAGACATCAGACCACTTATATTAAAGTGTGTCATTTTTTTCTCCTAATGTATGGATGCTTAAGGAAAGCAATACCCCCTGTCTTTTCAGGGTGTCAGTGGTCTTTTCCACCGTCATTCGCTTGGTAAGGCAAAGTGAACTTGCCCTGGTCTCTTCCCAGTGTCTGTGTGTGATTTAGAAAAAACATTGCATCTTTTCTACTTCACCTGTATTTATAAAAGTAGTACAGAATTCCTGCCCTATCTTGACGTGATTTCAGTGTTTTTTTTGTAAAGGCTGTTATGCTATTTTCGCAACAGTGTGTCAAGTATAAGTTGACACTAATATTAGCATGTTCTTATAAGAACCTATTTTTCCTTTTGGTAGTATAAGTATTAATATGCACTTGACTTTTTTAGTCGTTGTGCTAATATAGTAAAACATTGTGATTAACTATCAGGGGCAACCCGGGAGAACGCAATGAAAAAACTTTTCGTAAACATAAGGTACTTCATAGCACCATTGCTGATATTGGCTACACTCGCAGGAGTGATGGCAGGTGGAGCATGGGTATGGACAGGTGTAGGCTTATTGGGAGTAGGCATTATACTTGACACCCTTATCAACGTCCAGACACGTGGAGCAGTTGATGAGAACGGTGAGACCTTAGGCATCCCATGGCTACAGAATATGGTTATGTATATGATGTTGCCAGTGTTCGTAGCACTACAGGTAGTTCTTGCTTACCAAATCTTTCACGGTATGGCAGGTGCAGAACTATTAGGTGCTGTGTTATCAACAGGTATATTTGCAGGCATAGGTATAATCTATGGGCATGAACTATCGCACACCAAAGGCGTTGCTTTTATAATAAGCCGTTGGATGATGGGACTATCAGGTTCAGCACATTTCTGTTATGCTCATGTGTACAATCATCACTTGGAATTAGCAAGTGAAGACGATCCTGCAACTGCACCTCGTGGACGTGATATCTATTCACACTATATCAAATCACACTTAGGACAATCTAAGTTCCTGTTTGAAATGGAGAAGGGTAGACTAAAACGTTTGGGTAAACCTTTTATATCATTTGGCAACAGATGGATAAGAGGATACATGATGAGTGTACCAAGCCTTGCATTGTTTTTCTTTGCAGGTGGTTGGTTAGGTGTTGCATGTCTTGCCGCAGTTTGGGTAATATCAAACTTCGAGTTAGAAGCACTTAACTATCTTGAACACTATGGTCTATGTCGTGTTAAAAGCGAGCCAATAGATTATAGACACTCATGGGATAATTCTACATTATTCACAAGTTGGTTCTTCATTGAGATTGGTCGCCAGGCTGATCATCATGACAGAGGTGAAACACACTTCTGGGAACTTGACGAAGTAGGCGCACCTAACACAGGTGTAGGTTACTTTACACTCTTTGCGTTAGCATTGATACCTCCTGTGTTTAATCGCTTTATGAAAAAGCATTTAGACAACTGGGACAAAAACTTTGCAACCGAAGCAGAAAGAGAAATAGCGAACTCTTTATCTTAATCCTCGCTGGGGGTGCAATCACAAGTTGCACCCTTTCTTTCCAATTGTAACAAAAGTTTAATCTTCACTCTTGACTTTTATTAAAACCTGTGCTATAAATAAAACTGTTTATAAAGTAATTCGTATTTTATAAATGAATAATCGTCGGGCATCGTCGAGCCCGATCTTTTTTAACTTGTGAGCGATGTGGTAAAAGCATCAAGCAGATAGGAGAAATAAGAATGGACGCACTCACCCTATGGATGGCAATAGGTTTCGCCTTTGCCGCTTATTCCGTAATAGCAAATGATTCCGTACAGACTCTCGGTACATGGATTGCTTCGAATAATGAGAGATTCAATTGGAAAATTATGTGGGGGTGTGCAAGTGCAGTTCTCCTTTATACATTGTGGTACGGTTGGACAGTGAATGGTGGAGACATTAGTTATGGACGACTAAACAAAATACCATTCCAAGAAATACAATGGTATCACGCAATGGCACCAGCATTACTTTTAATACTAACAAGAATTGGCGTACCGGTGAGTACGTCATTTTTAGTTTTAAGTGCCTTTGCAAGTACATTTGTATTAGAGAAGATGCTCGTAAAGAGTATGATGGGTTATGCAGTGGCGGCAGTCGCGGCATATATTATTTGGATAGGAGTTACTAAACTACTTGATGAAGCAAAGCCTGTCAAAGAAGAACATAAGAAAGCATGGCGTGTAGCACAATGGGTAACAACAGGCTTCCTGTGGTTTACTTGGCTCAGTCATGACATGGCAAACATTGCCGTGTTCCTACCAAGACAGATACCTTGGGACCTTATGGTATTAGTAAGTCTTATATTTGTATTTGGATTAGGATACATGTTCCGTGAAGGCGGAGGTAAGATACAAAATATTGTTATTGAAAAGCACAACACAAGATATGTTCGTAGTGCTACAATAATTGATGCAGTATACTTTTTAATACTATTGTTCTTCAAAGAAATAAACGATATACCTATGTCAACAACATGGGTGTTTGTTGGACTACTATGTGGACGTGAACTTGCTATGGCAACTATGACAGGCAAGGAAAAGTTCAAGACAGTATTTCCACTTGTAACTAAAGACTTCATTAAGATGATGATTGGCTTGGGTGCTTCTGTGGGAGTAGTGTTAACGATACACTATGTTATTGTTCCTAACGGTATAGGACTGTAATTCATAAAAATAGGGTGCCTTCAACAAGCACCCTATTTTATTGATCTTTAGATATTATCTTCTGTAGGTACTATTGATCCATTACCAAATAAATCAACAGCCTTCCAAGCAGAATACATTTTCCACTTAGGTACTGAAGGTTCAGCATCTACCATGCCATACCAGAAAACCATATCAGAGGCTTTCTTTGCTGACTTAACAAGTGCTTCGTCTTGTTTGTCTTGCATCTTGTGTCTGTATTGTCTAATTGTTTTGTACAGTAAATCATGTATGATGGCGCTACGTGCTACATCAAACGGTGCTATTAGCCACCACATTGCTCTTGGTACTGATGCTAAATCAGTAACAAATCCAGTAGGAACAGTTATTTTTGAACCTTTGAGTTTAACACCCACGCCTTTTAATGCTTTAAGTTCTAATTCTGTTAACTCTGGACAATCATATGACAAATCACGACCCAGTACCCATTTACGTGGCGGGTTGAACTCTGCCATGATTTTGTTATTAAAAGTTCCCATATTATACTCCCTCTTAGTTTATAAACCTTTTTGCAGTAATATTTATTTGTAATTGCCATAAATAGTAGTAAGGAAACTGAACACTATGAAAAAACGCACAAGATCAATCTTAGAAGAATTAAACAATCTACATAGAGATCGTGATAATGATTCGCTAATCGCTACTACAGGTACTAATATTATAGAAAGTGCAGTAAACTTGCTTTCACGTATTAACGAACAGTACTCAGAAGAAGAAGCATTAGACATTGAACGTAGATTCCTAAACTCAATTAGAACTGGCGATACTAAGAAATTTAGACGTGGTATCCAAAAAGTACAGGAAAGTAGAAAAAATGATTCTTAATGAAGGTGGTAACGTATTCAAAGACCAAGATGGTAAGCCTACTACTCAACGCATTCAACAAGCAGACGTAGACCCAACATTAAAGTGGATTGAGTCAATCACTGGTATGGACCATGTTAACATGAAGTTAGGTTCAACAGGAATTAAAAGTTCAAGTGGTGACTTAGATGTTGCAGTAGACAAAGACAAGTACGATAAGTCAGAAGTTGAAACAAAACTTATGCAGTGGGTACAAAAGAATCACCCAGACGATGAACCAAGACAGTGGGTAGCCAAGTCAGGTATCAACGTACACTTCAAAGCACCCATCAATGGTAAAGAAGGCAACGGATTTGTACAGTTAGATTTAATGTTTGGTGAGCCAGACTTTATGAAGTTCGCACTAAAAGGTTACGGTGACGATACAAAGTACAAAGGTGTACACAGAGCAATATTAATTTCAAGCATTGCAAAGTTTCATGGTTACAAGTTTAACAGTCAAACAGGACTTGTTGATAGAATTAATAATAAAACAGTTTCAAAAGACCCAGACGAGATTGCACAGTATCTTTTAGGCGACAATGCCAAAGGTGCAGACTTAGATAGTGTTGACTCTATTGTTAACAAAATTAAAAGTGATCCTAACTATGATGCAATGACGGCAGACGCTGTTAAGTATTTTGAGAAGGACGGATTAAAACTACCAGAAGCAGTTCAGTATGAAGGACGTGAATGGTTTAGAAACACATTGGATAAGTTAAATGAAGTTTAGTGAAATAAAAAAAGAAGCACCTGATACACAGGGCGGTTACAAAAAGCCTGCACAGTTTGATCCTAATGATATGGGGATTACAAAAGGTATTAAGAAAGTAGCCGGTGCCGCTAAGAAAAACTTTAACACAGGAAGAAACTTGGCCGCAGTTGGATCAGGTAAGAAAGATGCAAGTGTGCTTGGCCTGATTGGTGCAGTTAAAGATGCAGGTAGTGAAATCAAAGGAGCCGCCAAAGGTGCTTACTCTGAACCAGGAGCAGAGCCAGTAGACGGTGACTTGGCACAAACTAAAAAAGACAGACCAGATCAAAAGTTTCAAAAGAAACAAGACGGTGGAGATGCAAAACCACAACAACAAAAAGCACAGCCTAAGAAACGTGATCCTAAATTAGTTAGTGATCCTATTAGAGGCGTAGATGATTATACAAATGGTGCACAGTTTATTCACCCAGAGAACAGACTTTCATATCAATATGATGCAACAGATAAAGTATGGAGACCACAAACTACTGACCGAAGCATTAAGCCAATAGACCAAGTTAAAGGTAAAGACTTTTTTAACAAAGACAAGAACCGTACAAGAATGTTAGAAAGTTTAGATGCACGTATCCAACACATAGAAGATTTAATTTTCTTTAATGGTAGTGCAGGTGCAAAGAGAGCATTACAAAAAATTAGAGCAATGGCGGAGAAGACAGACAATGTACAAATCAAATGGGATGGATCTCCCGCAGTCATTTTTGGCCGCGATGAAAATGGAGAGTTTATACTCACAGACAAAGGAGGCTTTGTCGCAAAAGGATATGATGGAAAAGCAAAGAGTCCAGAAGCAGTTAACAAAATGTTCTTGGCCAGACCCGGAGCAAAGAATGATCCTAAAGGTTTTAAAGCATTAGGAGCCAACATGGCAAAGGCTTGGCCTATTATGGAAAAGGCTACACCTAAAAACTTTAAAGGTTACTTTAAAGGAGACATGCTATACTTCCATGAGCCACAACAAGAACAAAACATGTATCACTTCAAACCTAACATTGTACAATACACAGTTAAGACAGATAGTGATTTAGGTAAAGAGATTAATAAAAGTAAGATAGGGGTAGTAGTTCACAGAGTCATTGACGAAGATGGTAACGAACAACCATTCAACGACTTTGACATTATGGAGGGTACAGATTTACTTGTGATTCCTCCAGTAACAGTTTCAGAAACCGTAAAGGTTGATGAAAGTTCAATAGGGAAGTTAGAGAACATCATCTCAAGAAACAGTAGTGCTATTGACAGTTTCCTTGACAAAGCAAAACTTAAACAGATGCAAGTTACTGACTTCCCGAACATATTGTACACTTATGTAAACCAGAAAGTAGACTCCGGCTTAGAAAACTTAGGCCGTGACTTTATTAAATGGATAGGATCTTCTAAGGTTAGTGCAAACAAACAAAGAAAGATACAAGAGTACATTAGTGAGAACGTAAGTACATTCAGTGCTATATGGGATACCGTAAACGGCATCATGAATGTAAAAAATAACATCATTGATCAATTGAACAACCAAGATGCAGATGTAAAAGCAACCATTAACGGACAACCGGGTGGTGAAGGTTATGTTGTAACTGGTTCCAAGGGTGATATGAAACTTGTCAACCGAGGCAAGGGCGGGTTTACTCAAGCCAATAGATCGGTACAAAGATAATAGGAGCAAACAATGAAACTAAAAGAAATGTTAGATGACGTGAAAATGCACGAAATCGATGACGACATGAGAGACTTAGGACTTGGCGGTCCTGATATAGCAGACGATGATGATGCAGGCATGGATGCTGAATTCAAAAACACACCAATGATTATCCAAGTAGGCAAAGTACTTGACTCAAGAGGTAATCCAAACCCAGTAAAAACTTGTAAGACTGATGATGGTAAAGAAATGCCATGTAGTCCAGAACAAGCGGCAACAATTAAAATGTTGTTAACTACTGATAAAGTTAAACCTGCAATCAAACGTGAGTTTACAAAAGACGTACAGAATAGTGAAACACTTGGTATGCTTTTAAAAGCAGGTAGCAAAGACGATATGATTAGAGCATTCCTTGAGAAGTATGTTAAAGGTCAAGGGGACGCACCAGAGAGAAGTAACTACACATAAGATGATGGATTTCTTAACAGAACTGCACGAAGCGAGAATGACTCGCGATAGCGGCAATCAACGTGTATTAAGTTACACAGATTGTTGTGAGCGACTATACCTTACTATGCTCGTCCTTGAGTTATTAAGAAGGTATCCTCAGTTTGCTCCAGTTGCTCACGGTTATGCTAAGAGAACAACAGACAGAGATAGTTACAAACACTTTAGAATGTATGCAACAGATTTATATAACTTTGCATACTTTGTACAAGGTGATGAAGAAGCATTAAACAAACTTAAAGATCCCAAAGCGGCAATGGCTATTCGTAGAAGAACTACATTGCCTGCAATGGCATTCAATAGATATTTGATGGCTATGTCAACAGGCAGGGTAACTTCTTTAAATGACCAAACAGTATTCTTAGGTATTGAAAGTGCTTTGAATATTGTAAACACAGACTACAAAGCAATACGTAGAAGTTTATTCAACTTCAATAGATTATCAACAGGCGACAAAAAGAAAATTGTTACACGTTTGTTGTATGCTTGTAGAGCAAAACTAAGAAGCAGTGACATCATTGAACACTTAGAAGCATTGGCGGCAGTTAGAGATCTTGAATCTGCTAAGGTTAGAGATCCAGAGCCAACTGTATCAATACCAGATGTAAGTGTTGACATAAAAGACTTAGGCTTCTATAGATTCTTACTTGGCACAAAGAATTTAATGCTTGCCAAGAAATTTATTGAGATGGCCGTTCAAGGTAAACCTATTCCTCCACAAATGGTTAGAGCATACATGCCTGCCATTAAAACTATAGATAATATAGTAAAAGGCGGTCCTGCATTCATTTCCATGCTAAAAGCACTGGAAAGACGTGCATTACAGAGCCAAACTTCCAAAAAAGACTAAATAATAGTAACAACTTCATAGAGTAATGAAGATGTCATTTAAGAGAAGAAGTATTTCTTTATTTTAACATAGGAGAAAAAAAATGGCTGGAATAGCACAAGGAAACGGCGGAATCGCTAAAGCAGGAAATGGTTTAGGTGGAAAAACAAGAATCATCAACCTTGCAAAAACTAACATGACACAAGCAGAATTAGATGCGGCGTTAACATATCTTGCGGCAGGTGATGTTGCTGGAACTAACGATGCACACACAATCGCTGGTGTATCTGTTTTAACTGAATCAGGTGTGTTCACAAGTGGAACTACTGATGCAGTACAAGTTGCACTTCAAGGAACTGGCGCATTTACTGCGGCGGCTGACTTTGGAACTGGTTCAACTGGAGTAACTTCAAGTTTACTTGCAGACTTTGACCAAAACCCTGCGTAATTAGTTTTTAACTAATACGAAGTTTAAAAGGGCTCAGTTTTTACTGGGCCCTTTTTTTATGACTATAAGTAATACTATGAAAGTCACGATCAGAACCCTAATAGATATTACGGAGACTCGTAAGTATAAACACAACGAGGCTGATAAACAGTTAATCAATCAACAAGCCAACTTCATGAGTTTCTTTAACTGTTTGAGTATGCGTTTCAATCCTTACTACGAAGTAAGTCCATTATGTTCTGAACAAGACGTAACTGGGGTTTTTGGTACAGACTTTACGGGTAAACATAAAGTTTGGGATTTTGAGTTTGATGTTGAAACAGCAGTTGCAGGAACAGATCTTAATACACTTAAAGATGATTTTGATTTAGTACCTGTGGTAGCGAACCTAACAGAATCGATAAATACTGATAACAAAGCATTTAGAACAAAGAGTAAGAAGAAGTGTAATATCATCTTTATCTTACCAGAGAATGCAGAGTAAAATCAGTATAAATATTATTATAATTTAGGCAAACATTACATCTCAATTAGGTACATAATAGGCCCCTTGCACGATAAACACGCAATGGAGAGAACAGATGGCAAGAGCCACAAGTTTAGAAAAAGAAAATTTAGAAGCACACGTAGACTTGTGCGAACAGAGATATAAATCCTTAGAAGGTCGTTTAGGTAAGATCGAAGAAAAGGTAGAACATATCCATTCGGACATACAAAACGGCAATAAGTCTATGATCAAAGTAATCGTTGGTGCTTCCGGAACTATTGTAGCAGGGCTCCTTTCTACAATAATCGTTATCCTTATCAACTTCAACTAATCCTTAAGACACTAAATACAAGTGTTATGTTAATAGAAGATATTATCGCACCTCTTGTAGAAAAACAGATATGGGCTCGTTCAGGTAAGAAAGTAGTCCGTAAGTATCGTTGTACCACAGGACATCGCAAAGGGCGTATTGTATCTAAGATAGGACAGTGCTTTGCCGCACCGAATATCAAAGCAAAGATACGCATGAAGAAAACAAGAGCCAGACTTGGTGCAAGAATGGCACGTAAGGCAAGAAGAACTAAACGTACTAATCCAGCAAGTATCAGAGTAAGAACTATGAACAGATCTGGAGCAGGGTTTAAAGTGCCTAACAAACGTATAGCAATTAAGAAGAGAAAGTAATGATTGTTAGTGAGATAATTACAGAAGGAGCGTTACAAATTGCAGGCCGACGTGGTGGTAAGATTGTGCGTAAATACAGATGTACAACAGGCTCACGTAAAGGACGTATTGTTGCAAAGCCAGAAACTTGTAACAAACCTAAAAGGGTACAAAGTTCGATTAACATAAAGAGAGCAAAGGCAAGACGTGGTAGTGCGATGAAGATTGCAACGGCACGTAGAAAAAGAGCAGGAGGTCAGTCACAACGCTTGGCAAGGATTAACAGGTCAGGCAGACGTAACCTGAAAAACATTAGACCTAAAACAAGAAGTAGAAAGAGATCAAGATAATGAGATACAACGAGATTCAACTTACTGAAGAACGTGCAAGAGAAATTCTTGCAAACAAGTATCCTCATTACACTCCAGAACAGATTGACGAGGCAGTCCCAGCAATGTTAGGTGCAGTCGCAGGAGCGGCAGGCAAGTTAGCAATGAAAGGTGCCGCGGCCGCAGGTAAGATGGCGGCTAAAGGTGCAGGAGCAGTTGCGAAGGCAGGTGCAAAAGGCATTGGCAGAGTAGGGCAGAAGATGGGACAGATGGCCGCGAAAGGTGCTAAAGGCGCCGCACAGAAACTTGCAACAAAGGCAGTGAATAAAGCACAAGGTATGGTTGCTAACAAGATGGCACAGGCAGTATTAAAACCCGGAAGTACTCTTCCGATGCCAGATGCACAAGGAAAACAACAAGACTTTGAAATAGACAGTGTTAAGGGCAATGAAGTAACACTGAAAAATCCAAAAGCCAAACCAGGCGAACCAATAAAAACAGTTCATGTTAAAAAAGATTTGGATCCAATTATCAAGCAAATGACAACTGGATAACCAATGAAAATTAACGAACTTTTACAGACTTTTACAATAGCATTAAGCAATGAGGAATCAGAAGTATTGAACCAAATGTCTAAAGGAGATGTTACTCCTATTCATGCTTACACTGAAAGAGAGCAATTCGTGATTGAATCTCTTATCAGAAAGGCTTTAGTAAGTAAAGTAGTTAAAAACGGTAGAATACTGGTTATGGCAAATGAAACATACAAACCCTAATATAACTAAACTCTTAAACGAGATAATGGATGCCGAACTGGCAGAGTATCCCGTACCATATAAAAAGGGTAATAGCATACGCATAAAGAATGTTGTCATGCGTAGAAACGGTAAAGGGTATCATGTATTCAATCTTGTAGACAAATCCCATGTAATCTTTACCCCGTCTAAGACTACTGCACTTGCAATCGCACATTGCACAGCACATGGGTTACACCATTCTGTATCTGATATTAAGCGTTTAGAGTCTAAATTGAGTAAATACTATAACGATGCTATATTTTATAAGTATACTGTAGAGCATAGTAAGGACGAAATACGTGCAGATTCGGCGCAAATGCGGTTTGAGATAGCAATGGACGAATGTATGCGTATCAGGGATCAAATTGAGAACTATCTTTTTGATAAATAAATATAGTTAAAAGGAACAAGCAATGAGAATAAGCCATTTTAATAAACCGATCACAGCAAAGAGCTTGAACGAAAGCCTTGATAAAAGATTCGGACAAACAGTAGACGTAGATAAGTTTTCAACTGATCAATTAATGGACGCAAGAAACAAATTGCGTACAGCATTACATGATATCGAAACTAACGAATCATTTGATGCAGTAGGTAACGAAGATTACCAAAAGAAAAGTATGTTCCTTAAAGTTATTAACCAGGCAATTGATGAAAGAGCACATATTGTAGAAGGCGATGTAGAAGCAGACAAAGCAATCACAGAAGGCGCTGAAGAAGAAGCAACACTTGTTATGGCCGCAAAGGACATGGTTGACAGAGTTACAGGCTGGATGGAAGACACAGCAGAAATGCAAACAGAATCAATGCTTGAAATAGGCGACAAGATTAGAGATGAAATGGGCAGTGAACAATCTGAATCATTCATAGGAACAGTTAAGCCAGCATTAGAACAATTATTCACAACACTTGAAACAACACGTGACGCATTAACAGGCGGCGTAGCCGTACTGACAGGCGAGGGTGCACCAGAAACAATGGGCGACGAAGCACCAGCAGAAGAAGATCCAGAAATGGAACCAACAGTAGACGCAGAAGCAGAAGCAGAAGCACCAGCAGAAGAAGGTGGTGATGAGTTTGCCGCGGCAGAGCCAGCAACAGGTGGCGAAGAAGACGCAGGTAGACCAGCAAGAGAAAGCATAGAGCGTTCACGTAGACTTGGTACTATACTTGGAGGTGCTGACTCAAAAAAAAAGTAATTGAGTCTGCTTCACCCAATCTAACGAAAATCTTAAATTTACTTGTAAAAAACAAAACTGAAAAAGTCTCTTGGGACGAACTTAACGGTTACATGGATAACATGGGCGGTGAGCAACATGACCAAGAGACTTTCAAAGCAGTTTACGACCAGGATCCAATAGTACAAGAACTTGTTGCAAGTTTTGATCCTGAAGGCATAACACTCAAAGGTGGCGAAGAACCACAACAACCTGCACAAGGCGATGACACAGTTGACCAAATGGCTCAAAGTGCTACTGCCAATGCAATGCAATAATCCACTTATAAAAAAACACTTGACTTTATAACGTAAGTACTATATAATGTACGCTACGACTAAAGGTAAGTAATGGAAAATTATAAAGAAGTTGCAGATCAATGGACTTGGCATTCTCTCTATCCTCAATATAGAGAGTTTGAAGTATTATTTGATAAAATTATTGCAGATGACGAAAGCACCGGCACTACAACTGTAGATGGCGAGCAGATCTATATTCCAAAAGATAATCAAGACTACCAAAGAATACAAGATAGATTCTTTCTATGGCTTGAACAGCAACTTGCATTTAAAAATATAACCGAATTCAAATGTATTGAATCTTGGATCATCTACTATCAAAAAGGTGGATACCAAGGACTTCATGTACATCAAGGAGATATGGATAAGAATACTTTTAGTGCCGTTATACACTTAGATGATGTTCCAATATATCATAATACAAAGAATAAGTTTAACGGTATGCTTTTTTCAATAATGCCAGAACCCAATGGATACCAACACCCACAACACTTTCCAAGTGTACAAGGAGGCATAGTATGCCTTGAAGGTAAAGTGTGGCACGGTGTGTATCCTACCGACAGTATTAGACGTACTGTCGTTTACGATATCGAATATAAGAGGAAATAATTTTGTCATTAATTACAGAACGCTATCAGTATAGCGAAATCAAAAAACAGTCTGTTGACGGTAAACGTTTGTATGCTTGTCCAGATGGTAATGCTGTCGCAAGTGTTACTACAATCTTAGATAAAACAAAAGACAAGTCAGGATTGATTGCATGGAAGAAACGTGTAGGAGAACAAAAGGCCAAAGAGATTGTTACTGAAGCGGCTGGTGTTGGTACACGTATGCACAAGTACCTTGAAGACTATATTGAACTTGCAGAATGGCCACAGCCAGGCAGTAATCCATATGCCCAACAGGCACATAAAATGGCAACAGTAATTAAAGAAGAAGCAATGACGCATGTAGATGAAGTATGGGGATCAGAGATTAACTTGTTTCATCCTAAGATCTATGCAGGAACTACAGACCTTGTAGGACAATACAAAGGACAGCCTGCTATTATGGACTTTAAACAAACTAACAAACCTAAGAAAGCAGAATGGGTAGAGGATTACTATTTGCAACTTGTAGCCTATGCCTTAGCACATAACGAAATATACGGTACAGATATTAAGGAAGGCCACGTATTCATGTGCAGTCGCGACTTACAGTATCAACAGTTCGATTTATTACCAGAAAACTTTGCAGAGTGGGAGCAAAAGTGGTGGGATCGTGTGTATATGTACTACGATAAGTTCGCTTGAAGTCGATAAATACTAATAACAATTTAGGAGTTAGTAAGTGGCTGTAGTTCAAATATCAAGAATTCAAATACGTAGAGGACGCAAAAACAGTGGTTCAGGAATACCTCAACTTGCAGGTGGTGAACTTGGCTGGGCAGTAGACTCACAAGAACTATACATTGGTAACGGCAGTGTTAGTGAAGGATCACCGGCAGTAGGTAATACAAAAGTATTAACTGAAAACGATAACCTTTTTACACTTGCAGATCAATACACTTATCAAGATGGCACAATCCAAACTGGTGCAACAGTTAGTGGACCAATTAAAAGAACACTTCAAAGCAGATTAGATGACATCGTTAGCATTAAGTCTTTCGGTGGAATAGGTGATGGTTCAGATCAAACTTCAACACTACAACGTGCTATTGATCAGTTGTTTATTAACACTGCTTCAAAAGGTACAACACAAAGTAGAGTTACACTTGTTTTAGAAGCAGGTACATATAACATTTCAAACTCAATTAAGATACCTCCACACGCAACTATCAAAGGTGCAGGTAGAAACAAAACATTTATTATACAGACAGGCAACTATCCTATCTTTACTACAGTGAACAGTAACAGTACACCAGGCAACTATGCTGATGACAGTACAAGTACATCACTTACACAAGCACAAGACATTACATTAGAAGGCATGACACTACAACACAACTTAGGAAGTTTCACAGGTATTGAACTTGTAAGTTGTAAGAACAGTGTGTTTAAGAACTTACAGATAAAAGGACCGTGGACATCAGGCATAGGTATTGTTGCGGCAAGTATTGGAGTTAGCATGGACAACCTAAGTACAGTTGTTGGTTGTTTCAATAACTTGTTTGATGATGTTAAGATTGATGGCTTTGCTCACGGTGTTAAGAGTGATGACGATGTATACGAAAATACATTTACAAATTGTTTGTTTGATCTTTTATCATACGGAGTATGGTTTGGAGAGAACACAATCGTAGGTGCTCAAGGACAATCAACAGGACCACAAAGAAACTTGTTTGAAAGTTCTACATTTAGTAACATTGATAGAAACGCAATCATTTTCCAAACAGGCAGATACAATGTAAGTTCAAATAACAAATTTTTAAATGTAGGTAACAACGGCGGTACAAGTACTGCGGCGGCTTACACTATTATCAATAGTGTACAGGAAGGCAACAAGACTTGTGGCGATTGGTTTAGCAGAACAAACGATCTTATGTTAGATACTGCTTTCCAAACTACACCTTACATTTCAGAAGTACAAGGACCAATCCATTCAGGATATAGTTTTAGTAATAAGATACAAACAATTCAACAGAACTCATTTGAAACTATCTTTAGACTACCAGGTGACTATACTCGTACATACATTATTGAATACCAATATAAGAGTAACCAAGTAGATGCTATGCGTCAAGGTATATTAGAAGTTATTGTTAACAAAAGCAATGACTCAGTAACATACAGTGACACATATGACTATAACGGAGATGCAGGAATTGCAGACAAGTTAGAGTTAAAAGCACAACTATTTGATATCAATTCTGATACTGTTAACGACACGTTAGCAATTAGAATGAAGAACACCGTGGTTAGTGAAAATGCCGACTTTACATACAAAGTATCAATTAAAAATTAAATAGTAACATAATGTTTTCAGAAGTATATGAGGATAGATTAATCAAATGGAAGGCACTCCGAGACACACTCGAAGCATCGAAAGATCCGTTACGTGATGTTGTAGAAGCCTACTCACATGCTCCGGTAGTACATAACAAGAGTATTAACATATGGGATAACCGAACTTGGCGTGGTCCATGGGAACTTATTCAGGAAAATGGTTACACAGAGACTTGCATTATTTTAGGAATATGTTATACTTTACAATTAACAGAACGGTTTTCCAAGAACCGTTTTGAGATACATATTATTACGGAAGTTGAAAAACAGGAAACCTTTATGCTCTTATCTATAGGACAAACTTTTATACAACCTATGGGCAAAAGCATAATACAACACAACGAAGCGCCAGGAAGTTGGGTACCACAAAAGGTATATCCAATGCCAGCTCTTCACTAAATATTTTTTTGCATAATGTAAGAAAGAAGAGGAAGTCGAATGTCAAATATTAACATAAAAAAGCGTGATGGTTCCAGCGAGCCATTAGATGTAAACAAGATCCACAAGGTAGTAGAATTTGCATGTGAAGGATTAACAGGCGTTAGTTCATCGCAAGTAGAAATGAGTTCACACATTCAGTTTTACGATGGTATGTCGTCAGACGAAATTCAAGAAATTATGATCAAGTCTGCAAATGATTTGATTAGTTTAGAAAATCCTAACTATCAATATGTGGCGTCACGTTTATTATTGTACGCAACATACAAAGATGTCTACGGCGAATTCGACAATGCTCCTCTTATGCAAATGATTAAGACAAACATCGACCGTGGTGTTTACGATCCAGACATCTTAGAACAATACTCAGAAGAAGAAATATTAACATTAGACAAATACATTAAACGTAACCGTGATGAGAACTTTACGTATGCAGGACTAAGACAAATTGTTGACAAGTACCTGTGTCAAGATAGAAGCAGTGGACAACTGTTTGAAACTCCTCAGCACATGTATATGATGATTGCCGCAACTTTGTTTGCAAATTATCCTAAAGCGGAAAGAATGTACTACGTAAGGAGATACTATGACGCGACCTCGCTTTTTAAAATCAACATACCGACCCCTGTTATGGCAGGCGTTCGAACTCCTGTTCGCCAGTTTGCTTCTTGTGTTCTTGTTGATAGTGATGATAGCCTCGATTCCATTTTTAGTAGTGACATGGCTATTGGACGTTACACGGCCCAAAGAGCAGGCATCGGAATTAATAGTGGAAGAATTAGAGCCATCAACTCAAAGATCAGAGGAGGAGAAGTAGCACACACAGGTGTTATTCCTTTCCTTAAAAAGTTTGAAAGTACTGTACGTTGTTGTACACAGAATGGTGTACGTGGCGGTAGTGCTACTGTCCATTTTCCATTGTGGCACAAAGAGATTGAAGACATCCTTGTACTAAAAAATAACAAAGGTACAGAGGACAACAGAGTACGTAAGTTAGATTATTCAATTCAACTTAATAAATTAATGTATGAAAGGTTTTTGGCTGGTAGCGAAATAAGTCTTTTCTCACCACACGATGTGCCAGGACTATACGAAGCATTCTATAGCGACCAACAAGAGTTTGAAAGACTTTATAAGTTAGCAGAAAAGGATCCTAAGGTTAAAAAGAAAACTATTCCAGCAATGGAACTGTTTAGTTCAATGTTAAAAGAACGTGCTGAAACAGGACGTATCTATCTTATGAACGTTGACCATGCTAATACACACAGTTCATTCAAAGACACAGTGTACATGAGTAACTTGTGTCAAGAGATTACATTGCCAACTAAACCATTGAAGCACATTGATGATGAGCAAGGTGAGATTGCATTGTGTATCCTTTCTGCAATTAACGTAGGTGTACTTAAAGAGTTAGATGACTTAGAAGAACTATGTGAACTTGCCGTTAGAGCATTAGATGAAATTATTGATTACCAAAGATATCCTGTGAAAGCGGCAGAAGTATCTACAAAAGCAAGACGTTCGTTAGGCGTAGGTTATATTGGACTTGCACACTACTTGGCTCGCGAAGGAGTTAAATACAACGACAAGAAAGCATTAACAAAAGTACACGAACTGTCAGAAGCATTTCAATACTACTTGTTAAAGGCTTCTAACAAACTTGCACAAGAGAAAGGTAAATGTGATTACTTTGATAGAACAAAATATGCTGATGGCTTTTTACCAATTGACCATTACAAAAAAGAACTTGATGAAGTATGTAACATTAAACTAAAGTATGATTGGGAAAATCTTAGATCACTTATCGCTGAGTCCGGCCTACGGCACTCAACTTTGTCCGCACAGATGCCATCGGAAAGCAGTTCCATTGTGTCGAATGCCACAAACGGTATTGAGCCACCTCGAGGATACTTGTCCGTTAAGAAAAGCAAGAAAGGGCCTCTTAAGCAGATTGTTCCACAATATACTACATTAAAGAATTACTACACACTACTTTGGGATATGCCAAGCAATGATGGTTATATCAATATAGTAGCAGTAATGCAGAAGTTTTTCGATCAAGCCATTAGTGGTAACTGGTCATATAATCCAACACACTTCGAAAACAATGAAGTACCTATGAGCATAATGTTTAAGGACTTATTGAACACATACAAGTACGGTTGGAAGACAAGTTATTATCAGAATACTTATGACTTTAAAGGTGCTGATGAAGTAGAAGAACCGAAAGAAGAGATAAGTACTCCACTTGTCAATGTAGAAGTTCCAAGAGACCAATTTAACGGTTCTGATGAAGAATACGAAGAATATTGCGACTCTTGTGCAATTTAATACTTGACAAACTTAAATAAAGATAGTAACATATACAAGTACATAGAGAGAGGTGCATAAAGCAAATGTCAAAGAAAACAGTGTTCAATAAGAACAAAGTAGATTTCACAAAGCAACACATGTTCTTTGGTGAGGATCAGAATACTCAGAGGTATGACGTATTCAAATACCCAGAATTTGATAAACTTAATCAGACAATGTTAAGTTATTTTTGGAGACCTGAGGAGGTTTCCCTTCAGAAGGATAGGGCGGACTATGCACAGTTTCGTCCAGAGCAAAAACATATCTTTACAAGTAACTTGAAATATCAAACGTTACTTGATAGTGTACAAGGAAGAGGACCATGTCTTGCTTTCTTGCCATATGTTTCTGTACCTGAATTAGAAAGTTGTGTTGTAGCATGGGACTTCTTTGAAACTATCCATAGTCGTTCATATACACATATTGTTAAGAACGTCTATCCTGATCCAGCAGAAGTGTTTGATACAATCTTAGATGATGAGAAAATTATCGAACGTGCTGAAAGTGTTACAAAAGAATACGATAAGTTTTATAATATCGCTACTGATTACTTTGAAAGAGGTAAAGGCGATTTATACGAAGTTAAGAAACAACTGTACAAAGCAATGATGACTGTAAACATCTTAGAAGGTTTACGTTTTTATGTTTCATTTGCATGTACGTTTGCATTTGGTGAACTTAAACTTATGGAAGGGTCTGCAAAGATCATTTCATTAATTGCAAGAGATGAAGCAACACACCTTAACCTTTCAACGCACATTCTAAAGCATTGGGCGAAAGGTGATGACGATCCAGACTTTGTTAAGATTGCAAAAGAATGTGAAGAAGATGTTTATCAGATGTGGAGAGATTGTGTTGACGAAGAAAAACGTTGGGCAGACTATTTGTTCAAAGACGGATCAATTATTGGTTTGAACGAGAACTTACTACATGCCTATGTAGAGTTTATTGCTAACAAGAGATTGAAAGCACTTGGTCTTAAAACAATTTACGATCGTCCACTTAACACTAATCCTTTACCTTGGACACAACATTGGTTGTCAAGTGCAGGATTACAAGTCGCACCACAAGAAACAGAAGTCGAGAGTTATCTAATTGGTGGAATTAAACAAGACGTAGAAAAAGATACGTTCAAAGGATTTACTCTATAACCAAAAGCAAAGGAAGTACAATGAGCAAACAACCAACAGTCGTTTATTCAAAACCATCTTGCCCTTCGTGTGTTAAAGCAAAGGCACTATTAGATAATTTGAATATTGAATACACAGTAAAAGAAGTCGGAACAGACTTAACCCGTGAGCAATTACTTGAAGAATTTGAAGTAAATGGTATGCCACAGCCAAGATCGGTACCGCAAATTATCCTTAACGGTAAGTATATAGGAGGCTATGAGGCTTTGGCTTCATATGTTGAAGAAACCGGAATGGAAGGAATTAAACAATAATGCTAATTGAAACACCATACAAAAAAGGAGATACTGTATCTATCAAACTCGTATCAGGAGAAGAGATAGTTGCTCGTATTGAATCTATTGGAGATGATGTTTACAAATTGCATAAGCCGTTAACACTGATGCAAGGTCCAAAAGGTCTTGTGTTAGGTTCCTTTATGATGACTGCTAATCCACTTGCAGATATTACACTACCAAGAACAAGTGTAATGGTTATTGCAGAGTGTGAGAAGGAGACACAGAAGAAGTATATTGAAGTAACCACAGGGATTAAAACATTATCATGAGCAACAAATTAATTTTAATCGATATTGACGGTACAGTCTTAGACTGGAAGAACAGTTTCTTACAATTCATGGCTTTGGAAAATATTGTTGAAGTAGACAATACAAAATACAAAGTTACTGAATGGATGCAAGAACGACATGGTAAAGAGATAAGTGTAGAACAAGGCAAGTTCTTAATCGAGTATTTCAACAGAAGTGCTTGGATCGCTTTCTTGGAACCATTGAGAGACAGTGTAGAGGTTATGAAAGCACTTAAAGAAAAAGGCTATGAATTTAAGGCTATCACATCATTACACACGGACAGGCCTGCACAAGCACTACGCAGAATGAACTGCGAAGATGTGTTTGGTAAAGGCACTATTTCCGACATTACCTTTTTGCCTACGGGTGCTGACAAAGATGAAGCACTTGCAAAGTACGAAGGTTCAGGGGCCTGGTGGATAGAAGATAAGGTAGAAAATGCATTGGTCGGTAAACGACTTGGACTGAACCCTATCATCATCGAACACGAATATAATAAGAACGAATTCGTAGACGGTATTCCACTTGCAAAGTTCTGGAGCACCGTTTATAAACACATTACAGGAGAAAGATATGTCAACAATTCATGAGCAAATTATTGCTGAATATGAAAACTATTTAAAAGAGTCAGAGTCATTCGATACAAAGAATGTCAAAGCGGCGGCGGCAAGAGCAAGAAAAGCCTTAGGTAACATGGGTAAACTTGCAAAGTCAAGACGTGCTGAGATTCAAGAGAAGAAAAACGCTCTTTAATTTCTATAAACTTAATACAAGGAAACAGTACTTTTTTGTACTGTTTTCTTGATAAATAGATTCCTATAACTAAATATAAGTATAAATTAGAGGGTACTTAATAATATAATGAACAACGGAAATTTAAAATGGTATAATCCTGTAAAAGGATTTGGTTTCATTACGCCAAGTGGTGCAACTAAGGACATATTTGTCCATATTTCAGAATTCAAAAAAGCAGGCATAGTTGAGGACTCTATCGTTGAAGGTATGGCATTAACATACGACGAAGTAGAGTTCAGGGGCAAAACTGTCGCCGGCAATCTTAAAAAAGTCTAATCCTATGAAGTGTACTCAAGGCGATGTAGCCCACATCACTTTTTCCATACGACCACAAAATGTTGGCTTGATAGTAAAAGTAAAAGAGTATATAGGAAAGTTTGAAAAAGGCGAGCAATTCCAATTCAGAGGTATGCCTTGCCAATGCTTAATATCTGACCATTACTGGTGGATAGAAGCAGAAGACATCACAACATTACTTGGGCCAAGTCCCCAAGCCTACATAGCAGATAGTTGGTTAGAACCAATTAAACAGCCTAAAAAAGCAATAAAAGTTAAAAAAGAGGTTGACATCTTAGCCTAAAGATGTTTAAATAGTATTGTAACGTTGAAGCGTGGCGACAACGAACTGGACCCGGGTGCAATTCCCGGCACCTCCACCAATCACTTAAAACACATCACGGTGTGCTTTGAGGGGGTGATGTAGGATCGACAGGCGGATTAGGCATTGTGGAGTTACCGGTAGGCGATGACCGTAAATCAAGCAAAACTATAGACGCAAACGAAAACTTTGCTCTTGCCGCATAGTCTAACTATGTGACGGGGTTGGCAACTTACCTGGCAACAGAAAAGTTGCACTTAACAAAGCCGTCGGCAGAGAAGGACAATCAAATGAGAACAGGTATTTTAGCAGGAGCCTTTCTTATGGCTACCGTATCATCAGCACAGGCTGAGATTGCAGTAGTGCAAGACCATTACAAAACTGTTATTAACAAGCAACCATATGAAGTGCAAGTATGCACAGACAGACCAGTATCAGGGGACAAGTCAGGAGACATGTTAACTGGTGCAATCGTAGGTGGCATCATTGGTAATAACGTAACCAAAAATGTTGAGAATGGGGGAGCAGTTGGAGCCCTACTTGGAGGCATTATTGGACACAACAATAGTAAAGCCAAATCAGGAACTGCAAGGTTCTGTACTGTAGAAACACGTTATAACGAATCACAGGCTGAAGTGTATTCACACTCAACCGTCCGTTTTACACATAACGGTAGAAGTTACAGTTTACGTTTTACAAAGTAATATATAGGGGACAAGTGTTACGGTAGCACGGCTGGCTCCAACCCAGCAAGACAGGGTTCAATTCCTTGGTCCTCTGCCAATTCCGGTTGACTTTATTAACTAAAGAAAGTATAATAATAATATGAGAATAATAAATCTAACCGTGCCTTTTAATCATACCATTATATATGATTACTATTCGCCACGTGATGAAAGTTTAATTTGGAAAGAACTTAATGAATTAAGTCCTGTTCTTGCAGACAAGAGAGCAACAGGTGATCCACGAAGCAACGGAATGCTTGGATTAAGTTTGGATTGGTATTACAAAGATGACAGAACCAAAAGTCATACACTTCAAGCAAACAGATTAATTTATAGTATTACAGATGAACTAAAAGAAAATCCTTTTATGAAATAT